GTTTGCTTGGACGCATTTTGAAGCCGAAAGATTTAACTGGAATATTCACACACTAAAAATATAAGCTATGCCATTGAGTTTAGAAGAAATATTAGCCCTATTAGACATTGGGCAGAAAATAAGTTACCTGAAGAAAGGTAGAAAGACCGAACTTCCCGACCGTTGTAAATTGTGGGACGATTGGAATCCAGAACGCCATGAAATCATGGTGGATAAAGAAAAGTACCCGGACAGAAAGGTTCTTGAAAAAGAAGCGGAAAAGGTCTTCGATGAAAAGACAGGCAAGACCTACGAAATCGAAGCGAAATACAAGACCGAACCAGTGAACCGTATCTCCATTCCTTTGGAGCAAGATATAGTGAACATTCAAACAGCTTTTACGGTCGGCACAGAACCGTCTATGGATTGTACTCCGACCGACGATGACGAAAAGAAACTGTTGGATGCGGTCAAAGCTGTATTCAAGTCCAATAAAATCAAATACCAGAATAAGAAGATAGTTCGTGCCTGGTTATCCGAGCAGGAAGTAGCGGAATATTGGTACGTAACCGATGATGATTCGTTCTGGGCGAAGTTCTGGAAGAAAGTTAAGACTACATTCGGAGGCAAGGTAAAACCTACCAAGAAGCTGAAAAGCGTATTATGGTCTCCGTTCCATGGGGATAAGCTTTATCCGTTCTTCAATGATGAAGGTAAGATGATTGCTTTCTCACGTGAGTACAAGAAGAAGCTCATGGATGATTCGGAGATAACTTGCTTTATGACTATCACCGATAAGATGGTCTATCAGTGGGATTTGGCTAAGGGGTATGAGGAAAGAACTTCATTCGCTCATGGCTTCCCTAAGTTACCGGTTCTCTACGCTTATCGTCCTGAACCTTATTGCAAGAAGATAAAGACCTTCCGGGTCCGGTTGGAGAAGCTGTTATCTAACTACGCTGATTGTATCGACTATCACTTTTTCCCTTTGCTGAAACTGATTGGCGATGTAGAAGGCTTCATGGGTAAGATTAAGGATAGGATGGTTAAACTCACAGGGGAAGGTGCAGATGCCCAATATCTGACGTGGAATCAGGTCCCTGATACGGTTAAATTTGAAGCTGAAACGCTTACTAACATGGCTTACGATATGTCGAATACTCCGAGAATATCCTTTGAAACATTGAAAGGTGTAGGTAAGGCTTCCGGTACAGCTTTCCGTTTTATGTTCATGGGTGCCCATATGAGCGTAAGTAATCATGCGGAGGTTATAGGAGAGTTTTTACAACGAAGGGTTAATTTCCTTGTTTCTGCTTTAGGGGCGATTAATCCCACTGAGTTCAACAAGGCATCACAGACTATTGATATTGAGACAGACTTGGCTCCGTTTATGATTGATGACTTGAACGATAAGGTGACTACTGCCGTCTCCGCTGTCAGTGGTGGTGTATGGTCAAGGCGTGAGGGCATTATGTTTGCTGGGAACGCGGATCGCATTGATGAAGAGCTGAAGGAAATCGAAGAGGAACAGACGGCAAAGAATGAAGGTGTAAGAAAAATGGAACAAAAAAATGCTCCTTAGTCAGAAAAATTGCGAGGGTTATAATTTGAATATATGAAAAATAGAACATTTAGCGGTAATTCTTCGCAGTTGCCACTATTTTTAATTTATAGTAAAATAATGAATAAATAATTTGATAGTATTCATATTATTACTATATTTGTATTGTAATTAAGTCCAAAGCGTTATGAGTTACAAATCAGTTAAAGACGTTGTAACTATGTTGCAAGAAAACGGTTTTGTTCTAAAGAGTCAGAAAGGTAGTCACATGAAGTTTGAGAAAGACGGCAAAGTGGTTATTGTACCGAATCATAACAGCAAAGGCGTTGAGAAAGGCACTTATTACAGCATTTTGAGACAAGCGGGGCTAAAGTAGCCCCCTTGTTCTCTTAATTAAAAAAGGAGGTAATATGAAAACAGTAGAAGTTATTGTAGAACATGCGGGAAAGAATCTAAGTGCGTACATCGAAGGTGCTCCGGTCATTACTGTTGGTAACGACATGAAAGAGATTGAGGATAATATGAAAGAGGCTATCGAATTGTACTTAGAAGACAATCCTAATCCAGTAGAGATTTTGACCGGAGAATTTGAGCTAAAGTTTAAGATCGATGCTGCCACTTTTATCAATTACTACAGCAGCATCTTCACGAAAGCGGCATTAAGCCGGATAACCGGCATCAATGAACGTCAGTTGTGGCATTATGCTGCCGGAGTGCATAAACCCCGCAAACAACAACTGGAGAAGATTCAGAAAGGTATTCAGTCTTTGAGTAAGGAATTGTCGGTTATAAATTTATTGTGATAATGGAAAATACAGAAATTGTTTTAAATTTTCCTGTACATAAATTGAATAGTGAAATAACAGAGAAAATTTCAAAAATTCGATCATCGCAAATTCCAGAACAAATTCAAAAAGGATTGCAAAATGAAATTATGTGGGTTGATCTCTTAGGGAAGATTACTACGGTCGCTGAGTTAGATTCTCTTAATAGAGTCAAGTTATCTTCTGCATATTGCCAGTTCTTATGGATCATATGTGATATAGCAATTAAAACTTATGATGCTAATGTTTTAGAATTGGAATTGGCAAAAGAAACAGAGGAAATAAAAGACGCTTTAATTAAAATGGTAAAACTGTCTCAAAAAAGAACAAAAGAAATTGATGTGTTAAACGAAATTATAGATCATCAGGCTGTTTTTGAGAAGGCTTTTTCTGAATTTGGACTAGCAGAACAATTGATAACAACTAAATTCACAAAGGAGGATGTTTGCCGTTTTAATTGTTTGGATATGACCAGTGATTATGGAAGTAAAACTAATTCAGTCTATTGTTATGGTATAATTTTTATTCTTTTGCATGAATTAGCTCATTTCCGATTTGGGCATATTTGTCCTACTAAAGAAGATGAGAAAGATGCAGATAGTTTGGCCTTTTGGGATATTTATTATGACGTTCTAGATACAGATAAGATTACTGCGACTCTTGGGGTTATTTCAGCTCTTTTTTCATTACTGTTTTTTTCAAAGGATTTAAATGGAGATGAACAACATCCTGACGAAGACAAAAGAGTATTTGAAATATTTGACATAGTGCGAGACGATTGTGCTAATTACGCAGGATTGATAGTACAATTTTTTAAACTATGGGCTTTCTATTGGAATATAAAAGATTTTCCTTCTATGTCAGAAACATATGAACAAACCTTAGATGATATTAAGAATTGGCTTGAAAAAAAGAAAAAATAAAATCGTTAGGCGTGATTCCTACCCGGTTTCACGCCTTTTTATATATATTCAGCACATTGCCTCTTAATGTGCTTTTCTTCTCCCTTCAAAATTTCCCCTTCTATTCCCATCCATTTACTTTTATGCTGATTTTACGACAATAGCTCTATTGTCATGTATTCCGTATTCTGAAATTTCTTATCTATACATAACCTATCTACTTTTATACCAAAGATTTTAAACGAAAATTCATACGGTATGAAAGAAAAGATTTTAGCATTACTCAAAACCAAATTCCCTGGGGTTGATGAAGCTACTTTAAGCCGGATCGCTGAAAAGAAAGCGGTCGGTGTTACGGACGAAAGCCAATTACAGACAATCGCGGATGGAGTAGGCTTTCAGGACGTGTTAAATTCCTATGGTGATTTCCGGGCTAATACAGCCGTTACTTCCGCAGTATCCAACTACGAGAAGAAACACGGTTTGAAGGACGGTAAACCAATTGAAATCGAGAAACCGGTAGAAAAGCCTGTTGAGAAACCTACTGATGATATGGCAACTATCATCGCCAATGCAGTGAGTGCAGCCGTTAAGCCGCTTTCGGACAAACTTACTCAGTTTGAGACAGAGAAAGCGCAGGTTACCCGTCAAGAGCAGGTTTTGGCAAAGGCAAAGGAGTACGGTATTCCCGAAACATTCGCAAAGCGTTATGCAATTCCTGAAGATGCAGATTTAGATACTTATTTCAAGGATGCAAAGCAGGAACTTGCTAATGTCGGCTTTAGCGGTGTTACCCCTCCCGAATCAGCGGAAACGAAGATTGAGAAAGAAGCTGAATCTATCGCCAAGATGATTAATGAGGAAACAAAAAAAGATGTTGAACAAAACAAAAATTAATTATGTCAGCAGGATTTAAGTATGACTTGGTTCCACCTGTCGAGCAAGAGGAACGCTACGATGTCCAAACGGGTATTCGCAGACGTGGACCTTATAAGCTCGATACAACGAACTTGGCGGTAGGCACTATCCTCCCGTCTTTTATTCCGGTCTATGCAGATTTGAAAAACAAGTTTGCCCATACGGTGAGAAATATAAGAGTTGCCGAAGCCTATGCTTCCGGCACAAGTATTAAAATCGCAAAGACTCCGTTAGCCTATGTTGGTATGTTTATCGGAAATGGCTCTAAAGGGGCTAAAGTGACCGCTATCGACAAGTCTAACGAAAAATACGATGTATTGACTATTGAAGCTGCTTTCGGTGAGAATGTCGCAAAGGATGCTGTACTTTTTGAAGCGGCCGCAGTAGACGGTACAAAACAAAAGTATGTCGCTAACTCCGCCCTCTATGAAAGAACAAAAGTAGATGACGGTATCGTTTTGGTCGCGTTGCTTCGTACAGCCGCAGAGATTGAGCCTTCTAAATTGGCTATTCCATTCTCCGAGAATGACAAGGCGAATTTGAAAGGTTGGTTTGAATTTAACGAATAAGGAGGTGGGATATGTTTTTGACTATTGAAACTTTATTTAGTGATGCTGGCATTGTAAGTGCTATCATCAACCGCGTTAACCAAACGCGCAAAGATACTATCTATTGGCAACAGTATCTTACTTTCCGCAGGGTTACTACTCGTGTGTTTAAGGATTACATCGGTAATGTTACCGGGGTAATGGCTGGTTCTATCAATTCTCGTTTCGGAGAGAAACCTATCCGTGAACGTAGGAATATCGGTTCTGGATACGGTGAGATTGCCTATTTGGGTGATGCTTATCAGATGTCCATTGACCGTCTTTCTGAATTACAGGATTTGATTGACAAGTTCAACCAAGCTAAGAGTTCCGACCAAATGGCGGCTTTGAATGAGATTGTAAACTTCGTTTCAGACGATTATCGACAGATTACTCTTGCCGCCCATAAGCGTATGGATATTGTGTTGGGTGCTTTGCTTATGACAGCCGAAGCCACTGTTTACAACAAGGATACCGCTGTTTCTTCCGGACAGACCAATAACAAGTTACTGGAGATCAGTCTTCCGTTCAACATTATTAAGTCAGCAAAGGCTGATGTAATTGTCGATTCGAAGAATAAGTTTATCTCTTACTTGAGAGAAGAATTACACAAGTTGGCTCCCGACTACGGTGTATATCAGAAGATGATAATGACACGTGCGACTTTCAACAAACACGTGCTCGGTTCTTCTGAATTTGGCGAGCAGTACAAGATGATTCTCGGAACAAACGAGATGAAATTGAGTACTGGTTTGGTTTCTTCTGCTTTGGCTTCTGAAGTATTTACCGGCATTGGGCTTCCGCGTATCGAAATCAAGGAAGATTATGTAAAAGATCAGACGGGTAAGAATGTACAGATTTATGCGGATAACCGTATTACTCTGTTACCTTCCGACCAAATTGGATATATGCGCCACCATACTCCATATGAATCTACCGATCCCGTACAAGGACGTACTTATGTCCCGGCAGATGGTCAGATGCTTATTTCCAACTACCGTGACAAGAATGGTCGTTACATGGAATACACGGCAGAGTGGATTCCTCAGATTACCAACCCGAACTTGATTACTAATTTCGACTTAACCGAGATTGCATCAATTCAATCAGCATAAGGAGGAAGCTATGAAAGTAAAGGTTATATCTGTTTTCCGTGACAAGTTTACAGGGAAGTATTATACTCCCGGTGAAGTGATTGAAGTCAGTGAGGAATCCCGTGTGCTGGATATGGAGAGCCGCAGACTTGCCGAGCGGGTTGAAGCGAAAACCACTGAAGTGAAAGCACCAGAAGAAAAGAAAGAGGTGAAAATCTCCCTCTTTGAAAAGGAGTTTGAGAAAAAGGCTTTGGTTGATGCTTTGAAAGCCATCGGCATACAGGCATCCGGTAACATGAAAGAGGAAACTCTTTTGGCTAAGGTTGCAGAATTGGATGAAGAAACAACTGCCAAACTGAAAGAAGCATTAAACGCATGACAGTAAATGAATACATATCACAGAAGTTTCAGACTTTCGGCATTCAGTTGTCGGAGGCTGACCTTTTGGATATGTGTCTTGCCTCGAAGATAAGCGGAGAGGATGAGATGAGCGAGGATTGCCAAACGCGGGTGTCGGTGGCGATTGCGAAGTTCATCCCCTCTCTTTTACTTCGTGCTACCTCAATCAGTGAAAGCGGTTTTTCTATGTCTTGGAATATCGAAGGGATTAAACAGTACTATTCTTTCCTCTGTAAACAATACGGACTAAAGGATGAACTGAGTAACAAACCTAAAGTTTCTTTCTGGTGATGATATTCGCTCCACACATATTACAGGTTAAAGTGACTAAGCCGATGGATAAGGATGATTTCGGTCGACCGATTCCCGGTACCGGTGGTGAAAGCTGGCAGGAGGTATGTAAATGTCGTTGTGATGATGTGAGTGCGGAAAAGAAAGTTTCCATCAATGGTGTTCTGTATGATTTCAAATATAAGGTAGTCTTTGACAAGCCGACAAAGGTTGAAGCAGGAGTAGAAGTCCGTTGTTTGAATCTTGATGGAAGCATAAGAGGGGAGGGGATTGCTAAAAGTCCTTTGGAGACAAACTATTTTTCCTACAGAGTAATATGGTTGGAATAGATGCAGACTTTTCGGATGTTGACCAGTTCTTTGAGGACGGAACAAGCGAAGTTGTTGCTGGTATGAAAGAAGAGGGAGAGTCATTTGTTGAAGATGCAAAAGCTACCGGGAGCTATCAAGACCACACAAAACATTTGAGAGAATCGAATGATTATGAGGTTGACGAAGATGGCTTGACTCTGAAAAACGAAGCTGATTATGCTTCATTCGTGGAATCCAAAGATTTTGAAGTTGCAGGAAGTGCAGCGTTAAGAACATTAGAACGATGTAAAAGAAGATTTGAACGATGATAGTAACTACCGACATAGGAAACATTCTCTACCGGGATTGCAAGGCTTTCGGGATAGACATAGTACCGGACGGTGAAACGCTGACGGGTGAATTGAAGTCTGAAAGGATTGCTATCCACGCAAAGAAGCAACAGCCGGGAACTTATTGGAAGAAGTCTTTTGCGGAAGTGAATCTTTGCGTTCCTGATTTAGGAGAAAACTCCGCTAATTCCATTCGTTTGGGTGAACTCGAACGAAGAGCCAACAAGCTGTTTGATGATGTAGTAAGTACCTATGACGGCACAACCTATCGTTACTCGATTGATTCAATTGGCACAGAAGTGGACACGGATTTAAAGTGTCATTATGTGAATGTGAGAATTTTGTTTGAAGTATTAAACGTAAAATGAGAAAATATGAAACCATTTATTGGAATTAAAAAGATTTGGTACGGTGCGGTTATAACTGCTGCCGTTACACCTGCTTCCTTAAAAACGTGGTTAGGAACTGCCACAGAAGTGAAGAACTCCCATCAGGACACTTGGGGATACACAGAAGATGACCCGACTACGACTGATTACATCAATGAGTTGACCGGAAAGGTTTACTACAAGGACGTTACCGCTAAAGGTGCAAGAACTATGGCATTTACTATGGGAGAATATTCCTTTGAAGACAAGAAGGAGTTGCAAGGCGGTGAGCTTGTAAAAGACGGTCAGGCTGTTGTTGGCTGGCATGAACCGGATGTCGCAGAGGTTATCAACAAGGCGATTGTCGGTCAGACTAAAACCGGTAATTACATTGTGTTTACCAATGCCTCTATAATCGGTAAAGGTAACTTCGTTGAGAAGAATATCGGACTGGGTGTTTCTGCTGTCGCAATGGAAAATCCAACTGCTAGTGTAGCTGGTGAGTACTGGCTTGATGGTGAAAAAGTGGATGCTCCTGCAGCATAAATTTAAGGTGAAAAATAATGTTTTCAGGATGGCGGTGGGTGATTGCTCACCGCTTTTTTAATTTCAATACATGGAAAAAGCTTCAAAAATAGTAAGTGCAGCCGTTTTAGGAAAAGACTTTGAAACGGTGTTTGTGAATGGTAAAGCCTACGTAATCCATCCTCCAACTATTCATAAGATAGCCGGTGCCGGATATTACCTCTCCGATTTGAAAGATGGGATTACGGTAATGGATATGCTTCGATCATTAAAGGATGTTGATACGGCTTCTCGCGCGCTCTCGTGGCTCATACAAGGCGATGAAACTCTGCATGAAGAATTGTCTCATGGAACATTCGATGAAGTGATAGAGGCTTTAGCAACAGGTCTTTCAATGATTTCTGCTGAAAATTTTTACAAGCTGTCAGTTTTAGCCAAGAACGTTGCTCTACTGACAGCAAAGCAACGGTCGTAGGAAACAACTGTTTACTGGGACAGATAGCAACGTTCATGGAAAATCTGCATCTGTCTTATGATGAAGTCGTGTACAAGATACCATATAGAAACATGGTTATTATGCAAAAGGACAAGCTCCATACTGTGTACGGAGAAGTTATGGAGGAAGTATCAGAAGAAGAATTTTTCAAAACCAAGGGTAAGAACCCATTAAAACAATAATATATGCCGAAGCTCGTATTCCGTGTGGCTTCCGATTGGGAGGAAGTCGTAAAATTAAGAAATGAGATAGCTAAGTTAAAGCAAGAGTTGAAGGGTATGGATAGCACACAGTCTCCTGCCGATTTTAAAACACTCAATACCCAGCTTGCTGCATCCACGCAACGAATGGATGAGTTGGTAACGAATGCTGCTAAAGCTGGTGCGGAGATGGAAACTGGCTTCAAGAGGAAGATATTCGCTGCTTCACAGTCTGTTAATGGGTTTACTGAAAAGATTATCGCTCAAAAGGCAGTAGTTAAGGATGTGGAAGCCGATGTTAAGCGTCTCGGTGATGCTTATCGCACTGCATTGAAACGTAATCCATTGTGTGCAAACAGTAAATTAGCTGAATATACATCTGCAAAAAAGGCTCTTGATGAAGAAAAGTCCGCTTTGTTCGGATTGACACAGGAGCAAGCGAATGCCCGACTATCTGTGAAGAAACTTCGTGACGAGTATTCTCTTTACAAGGATGATGCAAAAGGTATAACAGAGGTTAATAATGGGATTACTATTTCATGGAAGCAAGCATTAGGTGTTATCGGTGGTGCTGCTATGCTAAAATCCCTTGTTTCTGATATTACTCATGTAAGGATGGAAATAGATTCGGTGGAAAAATCTTTTGCAGCTTTATTAAAATCAGAAGACAAAGCAAAGGAGATGATTGGAGGTTTAAAAGAACTTTCAATCAAAAGCGGATTAAATACCTATGGAACAGCTCAAACACTTCTCGGCTTTAATGTTGATGCAGAGAAGATACTTCCAACATTGAAAAGCATAGGAGATATAACAATGGGGAATAATGAGAAGTTTTCCTCAATGACACTTGCCTTTGCTCAGATGTCTGCCGCTGGCAGACTGATGGGGCAAGACCTTAATCAGATGATTAATGCGGGTTTCAATCCTTTGCAGGTTATTTCTGAAAAGACGGGTAAGTCCATTGCTGTTTTAAAGAAAGAAATGGAGCAAGGTGCTATTTCATCTGAAATGGTAGCGGATGCTTTTGCCACTGCCACTGCCGAAGGAGGTCGTTTTTATAATATGCTCGAAAAGCAAAACACTGGAATTAGAGGCGAGAAAAACAGACAGAGCGCAGTAATTAAGGAGAAATTGAATGAAATAGGCGAAGCAAATGAGAAGATTATAGCAGGTTCGTATCGCGTTACCACTTTTTTGATCGAGAACTATGAGACTATCGGCAAAATATTGGTTGGGCTTGTTGCTACTTATGGAACGTATAGGACTGCCGTAATGTTGGTTACTGCTGCCGATAGTAAACATACTCTTGTGGAGATTGGGCTTACTAATGCCCGGATATTGGCACGAAAAGCACAACTTGCATTGAATGCTGCCATGCTCACTAATCCTTACGTGTTATTGGCTGTTGCTGTAGGAGGGCTTGCTACAGCAATGTGGGCAATGTCTGATAGTACAACTGCTGCTGCACGTGCCCAAAAGGAATATAACGACATTAAAGATACAGCATCTAAAAAAGAACAGAAACATAAACAAAAGATAGAGGAACTTCTTACAGCTGCACGCGATGAAAGTTTGGCAACTCTCACCCGTCAAAAATCTTTGGAGGAACTCCGAAAGGAATATCCGAAAATCTTTGGACAATATGATATTGAGAAGTTAAAGTTGGAAGATATTCTGAAATTGAAACAACAGATAAACGAAGAGGATTCAAACCGCTCTGTTCAAGGTAGAAAAGATGATTATACTTCTCTAAAACAAATGGTTGCTAACCAACGGAGATATTTACAGCTGTTTGACAATCCAGAGCTTCGCAAAAATATGTCTGATGCCGATATGCAAATATGGAAAATGTTTGCAGGTAAACAGTCCTACGTGCAGGTACGTGAACAGATGGGGAAAAACTCCGAACTACTAAAGAAGTATCAGAAAGATGTATTGGATGATAATATCTCCGCTTATAAAGCCAATCTTAAAAACTATTCTAAAGAAAGATTAGAGGCTGAATTAAAAATGGCCCAATCTTCTGCATCAAAGCGTAATGGTTTTAATGTTGATGGAATGATGGTCAAAGGTGGGGATTTAGAAAGTATTATCTCATCTATAAATGGCGCGTTGTCAGAAAAGAAATCTCCTAATACCTATAAGCAAGATTACGAGGAAGCTAAGAAAGATTGGGAGGATGCCCAAAAAGACCTATCTGAAATAGAAAAGGATAAATCTAAGTTTACCTCAAAGCAATATGAAGAAGCTAAGAAACGGAAAGATACTGCTGAAAAGGCATATAAAGATTTGGGCGGTATTACAGGTAGTTCATTAAGCAAACAAGAGAATCAATCCGAAAAACTCCGCCAGCAAACGGAGAAATACAATCTTCTCCTTAACAAACAAGCATTAGAGCAACAACGTTTTGCCGAAGACTTACAAATGAAAGTCGATGAATCCCGAATCAAAGCAATGAATGAAGGCTCAAAGAAAACCATTGCCCAGATGGAACTCAACTTTGAGAAAGAGATGCAAGCTATTGATCGGCAAAAAGAGGATGCTTTACGTAAGAAAATAGAAGATGCCCGCTCTGCTTTTGAGTCTAATCCTAAAAACAAGGGAAAGTCGTTTGATGCTACCGGAATCGAATTGTCGGATGATGAGAACAAATACTTTGACGAGCTTTATAAAGCTGCCATCGCCAATAATGAAAAGGCATATTCCGAACTCGCAAACCAATATCTTTCATATACAGACCAACGTCTTGCAATAGAAAAGAAGTTCAATGATGATGTTGCTTTGTTGCAAGAAGCCCGTAAAAGAGATGAAGCAAAAGGCGATACGGATGAGGTAGCAAAGATAGACCGCAGTATTGGTAAGCGTACAGAAACAAAGAATGAAGACGTTTTCAAACTCGATGCCGAACAATTCAAAAAAAGCATGAATTGGGAGCAAGTTTTTGGCAACCTAGATAAGGTTTCTACCGATACATTGAAAAAGTTGAAGTCCAATCTTAAAGACTTTATTTCAGCTCAAAAAGACCTTTCTCCCGAGAACCTGAAAGAGCTTGTCGATGCTATTGAGAGGATAGATGATAAAGTTTCAGAGCGTAACCCCTTCGAAGCGATGAGCACTTCTTTCAAGTCGCTAAAGACGGCCACCGATGCGGAACGCGAAGCGCAGGAAGCATACAACAAGGCTCTTAAAGAAGACACAGACGAAGAGAAGAAGAACGCTAAAGCCACCCTTGAAAGTGCTAAAAACAACAAGCAGAAAGCCCTGTCGGAGGCTACCACTGCATTGCATAAAGGCGTGGATGAAATCGGTCGGTATGTCGAAGCTGGCAATCAGGTTATCGGCATTATGGAAACACTTGGGGTAAAGACACCAGAATGGTTGGAGGGCGCGATGTCTGGCTTTGGTGAGATGCTGAACGGTCTTGAAAAGATGGATCTCACTAAGCCGATGTCGATTGTCACAGGTGGTTTGCAGACGATAAAAGGGGCATTAACGAGTGTAGTTTCTTTGGGCGGTCTTATTCCAGGATTCGGAGGTGCCGATTACTCCCGTTACAACAAGATGAAAGAAGAATATGACACCCTTGTTGATGTATGGGATACGCTTATTAGTAAAAAACAGCAGTATATTGATATATCCTATGGTGATGAAGCGCGCAAAGTCGGGCAAGAAACATTGGATCTACTGGATAAGAAGGCAAAAAGCAATGTTACACTTGGTCTAGAAAGGCTTAATGCCGGTGCAAGTATCGGCTCTCATTCTATTGGCGTTCGTCAGCGGAAGGGAATGTCTAAAGAGGGATGGGATGAACTTCGTAAGGCAGCGCAATCCATAGGGTTCGACTACAATTCGGTTGCCGATGGTCGTATGACCGGACTGTTTGACCTTACCGCCGATCAGTTATCCGAATTGCAGGATGAAGCTCCTACATTTTGGGCAAAATTGGACGGTGATGTTCAGGAATACCTTCAAAATGTCATTGACTGCAATACGGAGATAGAAAGCATGAAGGACAAACTGAACGAAACCATGACCGGTGTCTCTTTTGATTCTTTCTATGATAGTTTTATATCCACTCTTTCAGATATGGATAAGAGCAGCAAGGATATGGCGGATGATTTCGGGGAATATCTTAAAACTGCAATCCTCTCCAACCTGGTAGCGAATAAATATCGTGATAAGATTGAAGCGTTGTATAATGATTGGGCTAGTAAATCCGATTCGGATGATGACGGCATATTTGATCTTACCGCAGAGAAATCCGAACAATTAAAAGCTGCCCAACGAGCCTTGGCGGAGCAAATGATGGCCGAAAGGGATGCGATGGCCAATGCTTTTGGTTGGAACTCCGGTAAATATTCTCAATCATCCTCTAAAGGAGGATTTCAGGCTATGTCGCAAGATACCGGAAGCGAATTGAATGGACGCTTTACCGCCTTGCAGATGGCAGGTGAAGAGATAAAGAGTCAGAACGCCCTTCAATCTCAGTCTTTGAATATTCTAACGATGAAAGCGGATGCCATTCTCTCGGTAAATACAGAAACGAGAAACATTGCAGATGATACACGGGACTTGATAGCAAATTCCTATCTTGAACTTGTACAGATATCAGAGAATACAGGAGCTATCGTGAAGCCTATTCAGCAGATTCAGAAAGATATAGCGGAAGTAAAGAAGAACACATCTAAATTATAAATTATGACAAATGACTTAAAAATTAACGGCCTTGATGCCTACCGGCAATGGGGTATAAGAATGGGTGATGGTTTCCTTGATACAATCGGTGCACCCGCGCCTATGAAAGAATTTATTGAAAACAAATCCCGATTGGAACATGGGAAACGGGTTATAACCAATAATCCTAAAGTAGATGAACGAGAAATAACACTATCTTTCACTATAGAAGGTAATTCTCAATCAGATTATCAGACAAAAAGAAAGGCATTCTTCGATGAATTATATAAAGGGGCAGTAGATATTCAAATTCCTGCTAACAGTAGCGAGATTTATCATTTGATTTATCTTGGGAAGAGTATTACCTATGCGCAGAGTTTAGACCGGACATTTGGTAAAATTTCGAGTAAGTTTTCGGAACCGAATCCGTCTATTCGTACTTAATTCACGACATTGGGCCTATTGTCGTATATAGGAATATTCATAAATTGGATACCCTTTTTTTATCTTCGATCTTTGAAGAATGATCGAGATAAAGGACATATCAGGCAAGGTCAAGTTTAGCACACCGATCAATGTGGGGGCGAAAGGCCGGTTCATGCTGATGAAGGAGGATTATATAACCATCCCTTTCAGCACGGACATACCTGTTGATCTCAAGCGTGGCGATTACGTGGATCTCAGAGGAGTGTTTGATGATGCCTTGGGCGGGAAACTGGCGAAAGTATATAAATACCTCACTCTTCAGAATCCATCCGTTATTCCGGGTAAATACAGTTACGAGCTAAGGTTTGACGCTTATTATTACGAGTGGAATACGAAAATCTTCAAATTCACTCCGGAAAGTCACGGTCAGGAAGCTGGCTGGAATCTTACAGCCCCCCTCGATATTCACCTAGGCCTGTTCCTACGTAATCTGAAAGCGAACGGATATACATACAACGGGGTTGATTACATTTTCGACATAGATTCCACGGTTGAGAACAAGGCGTTTTTGATGACATACGATAATATTCATTTGTTGGACGCCCTCTTTTCGATGGCATCGAAAGATAAATGGAACTGTGATTGTTGGATAACCGATAATGTCATACACTTTGGCCGTTGCGAGTTCGGTGACGCTGTCGACATTGAACTAGGCGTTGAAGCGGCCGCCATGACCCGAAGCGAAAGCAAGGGTACTTATGCCACCCGCGTTTATGTGTTCGGAGGTACAAGAAATATACCGGCCAACTATCGTCCGGTGGATGAGCAGGCAGTAGTAAATGGAGTTGTTCAGAAGCGGCTCATGCTTCCGGAGGGTACTCCTTGCATAGATGCTTATCCCGGTATGACCGACACCGAAGCGGTGGAGGACGTAGTGGTATTTGACGATGTGTTTCCGAAACGGATCGGCACGTTGTCAGACGTGACTACCGTAGACAGGGATACGGAGACAGACGGTGAAGTCACCGGCCAGTTCAAAGCCTACCAGTACCAAGATCCCGGTCTCGATTTCAAAGAAGATTATATATTGGAGGGGGAAGAGCTGAAAATCACCTTCCAGTCCGGCAAACTGAACGGGATGGTGTTCGGTGTAACGTTCAAGCCTGAAGGGACGGACAAAGGCAGCCAGATATGGGAGATCATAGCGAACGAGGATTATGGGCGTTTGCTTCCCGATGAGATAATGTGCCCGGAGAATGGAGATGAATATGTTCTTTCCGGATTTAATATCCAACTCGTTTCCGACCAGTATATACCGGAAGCGGAAAAAGAGTTATTAGCCAAAGGACAGGAGTATGTAAAGAAAACAAGTATCGATGACGGTACATACCCAACTACCTTGGACTCCGAGTGGGTCTATCAGGATCAGATAAACAGGACGTATGACACGGGCCAGAGGATCCGGTTGATAAACCCCGCTTTCTTCCCGTCTGATGGACGGATCAGCCGTGTGATCGGCTGGGAAATGAACTTGGATATACCTTACGATTCCCCTGTCTATACGATCGGAGAAAGTACACAATACAGCCGGATCGGTGAGCTGGAGGATAAGGTGGACACGCTTACCTATAAAGGACAGACCTATACCGGTGGTGGTGGAAGCGGCGTATATATCATACGAACGAATGATTCCACGCCAGCCAGCGACAGCAACGTGTTCTCCGCCCTTCGCTCGTTGACGACATTCTTACGCAAGGACAAACCGGATGTAGCGGGCTTTGATATTACATTTGAGCAAGATATTATTCTATCCGGCGAGAAATCCTCCATCTACTCAGACCGTTATGCGGGCGGCTTCGGCCATGAGAACGGGTTCCGCCTGTTCGCCGACGGCACGGCATGGGTAAAGGACTTGAAGGTGAAGCATGACTCCATGTTCGCCGGTTCCCTTTCCTCTCCTACATTCGCCTCCGGTTTCCCGAACGGGACGGGATTCATGATAGCGCCTTACAAGGTGACGAACGCCGCCGGTGTGGAGGAGACTAAATACAAGTTGGAGATCGATTCGATCTCGGTACGTAACGAGCTTAAAGTATATACGTTCGTGGTCTCGCAACTGCTTGGCGAGAACGACAACCGCATCTTCGCCGGAATGATGGAGGTGGATCATTACGACCCGGAGACCGGCCGGATCTACCTGGATACCGACGGGGGCAGGTTGTACAACCCGTTCCGGGAAGGTGATATCCTCATGGTACAGCAGTTTCAAGGCGATCCTACCTTGCAGAACGACTACAAGATGACCAAGTCGTACGAGCTGAAGGTGGTGGAAGTGGCCGTAGGGGATCTCTCCGACGGCGAGAACCGTCTGGACTGGCTCCGTTTCACGAATTTCGTGGGAAATCTGTCGGACATCGCCAAGAGGGATACCCTTTGCCGTGTGGACAACCCGGATAACTCCACCCGTAGCGGCATCATGAAGATCACCACGGTGGATGAGTTCGGCACGCCCTACATGGACGTGATCCGTGGGATGAAGACCGATCCGGAAAACTGCGTGAAGGTACGGGTGGGAAACATGAACGGTCTGGTAACGCCTTATTTCGGGAGGCTGGAGGGCGATGGTATATACGTGGAGAATCTTTACGCCCGTGGGCAGTTCATGCTCGATACGGGCGAGAACGTGAAGACCAAGTTCGAGATCGTGGAAGGCAGGCTTTCCAGCGAGATGTCTTCCGTGCGCTACGAGTTGTCGGAGAAGGATAATTGCCTCACGAACGCCTCTTTCTCCGCTGATACGGTAGGATGGGTACTCGGTAACGACGTGTCGCTATTCACGGTGAAGGAGCGTTTCATGGCCGTGAACGAATCCTTCTACGCTGAGAAGGATAAGGTTACAGGAATCGTGGAGGTATCCAGCCGCAAGGCCCTTTATATCAAGAACTCGGGAGTAAAGCAATTAAACTCCTACCTGAAGAACAAACCGGACGGCCAACTGGAGATGCCCGACGGGACGAAGGTATGGCCTAGCTATTACGTATCGTTCATGTACATGGTAAAGACCGCTGGTTCCTTGACATCCGGATTCTCCGGACAGGGCCTTTACGTAAGCAAACCGTTGGCGATTACGGATACCTTCGTTCAAGAGGAATTTTCCGGCAAATGGAACGGAACCGGTGATTTCATCTTGAATTTCACGGGGGAAATATATATCTACAACGTCCAGATGTCCACGCATCCCGTGGAGGACTTGCGGTTGGAAATGTCCACCAAGTTCGTGCAGACGGACGAGAAGATAGGCATGTACGCCCTGAAGATCGACACGTTGAGCGGCACGGTGACGGACATGGGTGTCGAGCTGAATAACATCGACGAGACCCTATCCTTGTACGTGACGAAGACTGACAGCATAAACCAGACAGTGACAAGCCTAGGCTTAAAGCTGGACGGTGTGGATGAGAGCTTGACGCTGTACGCCAAGAAGACCGACGTATCCGGGCTGAAAACCGAGATGGAGGCGGCTATCAAGGTGAACGCTGACAATATTAATCTGAAGGTATCTAAGGATAGTATCATATCGAGCATCAACCAGACGGCGGAGACGATCAAGATAAACGCTAGCCGACTCAATTTGAACGGTTTCGTGACATTTTCCATGTTTGACCTAAGTACCCAGAATACGATCAAGAACAAGGTTAACTCAGGAGATCTAGGATGGATGGCGTGGAAAGATGGTGTCTCATCCGATGATCTGTCTTGGGCATTAAGTCAAGAAATATCGAACAAGGTCAATCTGACTACCTTAAACAACACTCTTTTAGGTTATACGAAAAGTGGGTCTATCACAAAAGAAGACCTGGCCAAAGCCCTTCAAGCGGAATTAACAGGGAAACTTACAGGTAGCGCCAGTGTGGGAGCGAACAAATTGGCGAGCGTGATAATAAACGGACAGACGCTTATAGCGGGAGGGTATATTCAAGCGGACTTGATAAACGTTAAAGACCTTGTCGTAGGCAGTACCTTGAGTATCGGTGCGTTCTCCTTGAATAGTTATAATGGTCTTAACTGGACTGGATCTGACTATTTCGGTAATACCTCCTTTAGGCTGACAGTAGGGGGAGGATATACATACAATACCGGAACAAGTTGTAAAACCATGGTAGGGGCTTGGAGCAATTCCGCTGATACCCATGCGTGTATATCTGGTATATGCAACACTTTTGGCGTAGCCATATATGGATCAACAGACGGATGGGGATCGAATTTTCCTCCGGATGGATCTAAGTACGCAGGCTTTTTCAGTGGGTCGGTATTTGCTACGGGCCAAATGCGTTGTTCCGGATTTTCTATTTATAAGAGTTCTGACATGTACCGCTATCATTATCCCGGAGTTTCTTTCAACCCCGCAGATTTCGACTTAGACAATATCCGTCTTCGTGTTATGGGCGGCATAATCGTCGGAGTGACCGATGATAACGGAAATATTTTATTAGGATCATAGATTTTTTTAAAAACAGTAGAATTATGAAAGTAGATTTCAGTAAAGTAAGTATTAACGCTACGGTAGAAGGCGATCCCGTAGTTATTGACTTGACAAAAGAGGTAGGAAACTTGGTCTATGGACGTACGGCGGATATCGCTGTCTCTGATTTCGGAAAGAAGATATACTACAGCAAGGAAGCTATCGATGTTCCGAGACCTATGGCTGAGTCCATCAAGGAGATTATCATGGGATCCTCCTTGATCGCCCCCTTGAAAAATGCCATGAACGAGTTACTAACCCCTAAAACAAAGAAAAATGGAAACAACGACAATCAATAAGTCCTTGACGGAAGCCCTTTCTTCCACGGGCTTTGTAAAGATAGAGGCATCCCGTAAGGAAAGCGAGCCATTCCAGCATATAGATGCCTACATATACGATGCCGGTACCCGTATCGGGTACGCGTCCGCTGATCGTAACAAAAGGCTCTCTTTCTTCCAAGAATCCCCGGACAGCCTTACCGGAGAGGAATGGATAAGCGCGTATACGAAGGTGCAAAACGCTTTCGACAGGATATTTAACGAGACGGTAACCCTATAAGCAATCTTGATCCCATGGCATATACTCTCGAAGAAATTAAAGAACTGGTCGAGACTTTAACCCCGATCGTAAAGAACGCTATAGAGGCGGGTTCCCTTAGCGTAGAGGATCTCCGTGTAGCGGAGAGCATGGATTTCGTAAACTCTTTGCCGGCCTTGGAGGAGAAAGGTCTTAACGTCTCTTACGTGAAGGTCCGGCTGAAAGACTTGCTCGGTAAATTGGACGGGGATTATGCCAAGGAGCTGGAGGCGATCAAGAAATTGCTGGAAAAGAAGGTGGATAACGGCTACTCGAAAGACGGTAATCTGTATCTTACCTCCGGGGGTATTGTCGTATCGGACGCTATCCCGGTAGGCTCCGGAAGCGGGGGCGGCGGCGGGGCTAGCTCGCTGGGCGAGCTTACCAACGTGGATGATATCGTAGACCAAGATCCGGACGAGTCCCGTGTGCTGGTGCAAGAGGCCGGTAGCTCGCTCTGGACGGTGAAGAACCTCTCCGAGATCGGAGGTGGAGGTGGTGGTGGCGGCGTGACCATGAAACTCATGAGCGTCACCGATACGCTCATCACCACGGTAGAGGGGGCAGCCGTCACCGTGGGATACAATTTCACGAGCGTCTATCAGGATGACGGTTCCGAGACCGGGCCGGGAACGGCCACTTACACCGTGAACAGCCAGAAGGTGGGCATGGTATCCATCTCGCAGGGCAATAATTATTTCGATCCGACGGAACACTTGATCACCGGCTCCAACACGGTAAGGGTAACCGTGAAGGATAGCACGGGATCGTCACGTTCCCTATCCTATACGATTGAGGTGATATCCATGTCCATATCCTCCTCCATAGACCCGGCGCTCGTCTATTCCGGGGAGATCGTGTATCGCTATACGCCCGTGGGGGCTATCAACAAGACGGTGCATTTTGTACTGGACGGGAAGGAGTTGGGAACGGTGGAGACCAGCGCCTCGAACCGGCAATTGACCTACGTGATCCCTAGGCAGACGCATGGGGCGCACTTGCTCCAAGTCTACATGACGGCCCTTATCAACGAGGAGCTGATCCGGAGCAACACGCTTACCAACGACCTTATCTGTATCGTGGAGGGGGATAACACGCCTATCGTGGCCTCTTCTTTCGCCCAGACCGCCGCGCGGCAATACGACCGGCTCACGATCCCCTTCGTGGTCTATACGCCGGACTCCTCGCTATCGGAGGTTACGCTATCGGCGAACAACGCCACGGTATCCACGCAGAGCGTAGACCGCACCTTGCACGAGTGGAATTACCGTATTCCCCAGTCGGGAGATCTCTCCCTGAAGATATCCAGCGGGTCGGCCTCCCGTACCTTTACGCTCACCGTATCCCCCGCCGAGGTGATCGTGGAGCCGGAGAAGGCGAACCTGCAACTCTGGCTGACCTCTCAGAACCGGAGCAACAACGACAATAACCGTAACGAGTGGAAATACGGGGATATATCCGCGGATCTGACCGGCTTCAACTTCAAGACGAACGGCTGGATCTCGGAACGGGATAGCACCTCCCTCCGTGTGTCGGGTGACGCCCGTGTGCGTATCCCGCTGAAGATATTCAAGGATGACTTCCGGGCCACGGGTAAGACCATCGAGTTCGAGTTCTCCACCCGCGACGTGACCGATTACGAGGCTATCGCTATCGAGTGCGTGAACGGGGGAATCGGCCTTCAGATATCTTCCCAGAAAGCGGTGTTCTCGTCCGAGCAGACCACGATCGACACCCGGTTCAAGGAGGAGGAGAGGGTTCGCATCTCCTTCGTGGTTGAGAAACGCACGCTAAACCGTTTGATATACATCTACATCAACGGTATCATGTCCGGGGCGGCGCAATATCCGTCGGAGGATAATTTCCAGCAGAAGGTTCCGCAGGATATCATGATCGGTAGCGAGGGCTGTACGATCGACCTGTATAACATCCGTGTCTACGATAACGACTTGAACCAATACCAGATGCTCGATAACTTCATAGGCGATCTGGACGATTACGACAAGGCGCTGGCTATCTACAACCGGAACCAAGTATATAATGATTATGGGGATATCACCTATCAAAAGGTGTTGGAGCGATTGCCTTGCTTGATCTTCGAGGGGCCGTTGCCTACTTATAAAGGCGATAAGAAAACAAACAAGGTCTATTTTACGGACTTGCAAGAACCCGGGCGATCTTTCTCTTGCGAGAACGTCCAGAATGACGTGCAAGGTACCTCCTCCCAATATTATCCGAGGAAAAACTGGAAGTTCAAGTTCAAGGCAGATATCACCTACACGGAGAGCGGAAGGACATCGCCCACATACGCGTTACGGGCGAATAGCATTCCCGTAAACGCCTTTTGTGTCAAGGCAGATTTCGCCGAGTCATCCGGTACGCACAACACGGGTATGGCCAAGGTCATCAATTCCCTATTGATCGAGATGGGGCTTACCACCCCGCCCCAAAAAACGAACAAGGAAGTCCGCACAACGGTAGACGGCTACCCGATAGCCATCTTCCACCGTGAGACGGCCAGTGATACGCTCGAGTTCGTGGGTAAGTATAATTTCAACAACGACAAGTCCACCGCCGAGACCTTTGGGTTTTCTGATGGTGATGAGAGCTGGGAATTCTCGAACAACACCTCCGATCGTTGCCTCTTCAAGTCCGCCGATTTCTCCGGGACGGACTGGACGAACGACTTCGAGTCCCGCTATCCGGACGATGACGCTATCAACGCCGAGTACGAGGCGGGTACCCGCAAGCCGGAGAAGCTCATGGCCGTTACCTCGTGGGTCGTATCCACCAAGGACAACTTGGATAAATTCAAGAACGAGGTTCGGAATCATTTCAACCTTGATAACTTGATCGCCTACTACCTTATCACCGAGTTGTTCGGTATGGTGGACCAGCGGGCGAAGAACATGTTCCTTACCTATTTCCACGAGGAGGGGAAATGGATCTTTATCTTTTACGACAACGATACCTGTTTCGGCCTGAATAACGAGGGGTTGATCGCTTTCGGATACAATATAGAGTATCACGACAAGATAGGTACGCTAAACGTCTGGAACGGTGAGAGTAGCGTGTTGTGGAACAACCTTGAGAAATGTTTCCCTTCCGAGATCGAGGCGATGTACAAGGATATCCGTACCCGTGGATTGCTCTCGTACGACTTGATCATGTCCGTGTTGAACGGCGAGCAATCGGACAAATGGTGCGAGGCGATCTACAACGCCGACGGCCGTTTCAAGTATATCGACCCGCTGATAGAGGAGGGCAACGGGTCTTACCTGTACGCCGCCCAAGGCTCCCGTATCGAGAACCGTAAGTGGTGGACGTATAACCGCTTCCTTTATATAGACAGTAAGTATACGGCGGGCAGTTTCCTCTCGGATTTCGCGACCTTACGTCTCTATACGCCCCGGGAATGGACGGGCGTGTCCCCGTCGGCCAACATGACGATCATCCCGTACGCCGATCAGTATACCCGTGTCAAGTACGGGTCCTACATGGTGGGGCAACGTACCTACAAGGACGTGCCGGTATTGATCGAGGCCCCCGACATCGTGTTTAATGACACCGAGACGATCATCTATGGGGCGAGCCGGGTAAAGTCACTGGGGGATATGTCGGGGTTGTACGCCGGTACGATCGACGTATCCAAGGCTTCCCGCCTCTCTGAGTTGTTGATCGGTAGCGGCGTGTCGGGCTATCAGAACACGAACCTTACCGTGCTCTCGATCGGCACGAACAACATGCTCCGCAAGCTGGACATCCGTAACTGCCCGAACTTGAGGCAGGCGGTGGATATCTCCGGATGCGAGAACATGGAGGAGGTCTACGCCCAAGGCACTTCCATCACCTCCGTGGTATTGCCGGCAGCTGGTATCCTGTCCAAGTTGTATCTCCCGGCTACCCTCACGGGCTTAACCCTCCGTAACCAATCCAAGCTTACGGACGCTTATTTCGAAATAGCGGGGGTGGAGAGGCTTACGACGATCGTTTGCGAGGATACGGGGATCAACGTGTTCTATCTTATAACTCGGTGCTTGGGTATCAAGAACCCGGTGTTGAACCGTGTCCGCCTTATCAATATCAATGCCTCGGCACCGAACCTGAACGACCTCTATAAATTGATCAAGGTGGGTGGTATCGACGAGAACGGCAATAACGTACAGACCGCCGTCATAACGGGAAAATACCACGCCATATCCGCTACCAGCGATAAGCTAGCCAAGTGCCGGGCGGCTTTTCCGGAGCTGGAGATCACCTATACGACGCTCTTACCGCCGACTATCACGACATTCGTGTTCCGCTCCTCCCAATCCAAGACGATTACCAACGCCGTGTTCGAATGCGGGGATTATGAGTACGAGAAGGTGAACGAGTACACCTACAAGGTGACGGCGGACGATGATTCCATAGTCCCCATCATCTTCAAGTGCGACAACCACAAGGATTTCACCGCCGATTATCTCGTATCCGGAACCCGTACGCAGGACTATACGATCACATACATCCCCTTGCGTACCATCCGGGTAAAGGTCTACGGCCAATCCGTCTATCTATCCGGAGCCATGATCACCACCGATACCAAGAGCTACACGAGCGACGCGAACGGATACGTCTATATCCGTGGTGGCGAGGCGATGAAAGGAACCGTATCAGCGTTGGGCTACGGAAGCAACACGTTTGATTTTCCATCTATCACGAATGACACGAGCCATACGCTGGAGGTGTACGCGGTGGTGGATGTGAAGTTCGTGGTGAAGGGGCAGTTTGGGGCGATCGTTACGGGGGCTACCGTGACTTGCGGTGGCAAGTCGAAGGAGACCAATTTATACGGCGAGTGTATCTTGCAACTGGCGAAGGGGCCGTACGATTACGAGGTGACCCATCCGGATCATTACGATGCCAAGGGAACGGTGAATGTTGGCACGTCCGCCATGAGCGTGAACGTAAAGATGAACATCAACCCCATAGCCATGAATCCAGAGGAGAACGGCAACATACAGATGATGCTAACGGGGCCCTCCTGCTCGATAAGCGTCAACTCCCCTACGGCGAATTACGTAATAGACTGGGGTGACGGCATGACGGAAAACGCCTCGGGTACTGGATCCAAGTCTTATCCACACACCTATGGGGATAACGGGTTGTATCAAGTGGAGGTAAGGAACTGCGGGGATGTCACTTCCTGCATGGCCTCTACCTCTTGTTTGGTGGCGTATTGGAGCATTGGTGGGAGTAAGGTTTATAATATTACTTTTAGAGGATGCTCCAAGTTGATTCACTTTGGCAAGGATGTGTTTAAGAATGATACGAATAGAACTAATGCTTCCTCCTTGCTGTATGAATGCACCAGCCTCACCTCGGTTGACTTGACCTCGCTTGCGTCGTGGGTGAATGTTACGAGTTGCGACTACTTGCTGCAAGGATGCACCA